CTGAAGCCGAGCGGGAAGTACTGGCGGCTCAGGCCAAGGCCGCAAACGCCGAGCGCCGCCGGCTGGCCCAGTTGCCCATAATCGAGCGTCGTTCGATTAATCTTACTTCGGTGGACCATGCCCTGCCCTCGGCCACGATTAAGCCGCTAGGGATCGCTTCAATGGTTGCCGCCACGTCGGCGCCTGTCGCGCCAAAGCTTAGTCCCGACCAGGTTAGGGCGAAATGGTGGGCATTTCTGACGGCGCTAGCCATTGCCGAATGCGCCGCGAGCGTGATCGCCGGATCGGTCCTTGCGGGCATTTGGGAATGGGATCGAAACCATGACGGCATAGCGGACCATTTACAGGGAAAAGCGCCGCGCCAGTGATCGCGCTGGCGATTCCCGACAACCAAAAGGATGAGACGAGCCATGAGCGAGACGAAGGCCCAGGTAATAGTATCGATGTTGGCCGTCGGCCTTATCGGAATGACAGCAAGCGAATTCGTCACACTGCCGAGCTGGCTGATGTTCCTGGTGGTGATGTGCCTATTTTGCGGACTCGGCGCTCTGACGGGCAATCGAAACTAACGGAGACAAATCATGAAGCTGAGATTTCCAAAGGTATCAATGTTCGGTCTGGTTGTGGAACTGTGGATCGCGATTGTGGTACTTCTCGTGATCGCGCTAGTGTGGCCGAGCCCGCCAAAGTAGCGCATCCGGTTCCACATCTAAGTCTTGTGAATCCGGTTCCACACGGTTTCACAAAGCCGCGCGCATCCGGTTCCACGCGGCGTAAGGAGGCCGGTTCCACACGCGAATTGCATCCGGTTCCACAGTTCAAGGGCTACAAGTGGAAACCATCGGGATTGACAGGCTGGGAGCTATACACGCGTAAGCCTTCTATTTCCCGCAACGGCAAAAGATCCTCTAAAGGGAAGTATTTGGGCTATTATTCCAAGGAAGCGGTAAGGGTTTTATATGAAGCAACACAAAAGACGGCCGACGTTAGACGAGCTTAAACAGATGCCCACGGGGCTTTTGCGGATGGAAATTGCGCAATTGTGCGTAGACGCTGGCCTTGCCGACAATGGCGAAGTGCTGGCCGAGGCTGAAATGCTGGCGATGGACCCGGATCCGCAGCCTGAAAAGATTGTGGAGCTGTGGGGCCGATTGCGGGAGCAAGCCGCCGAGGACCGCGAGCGCGAACTAAGACTGAAGGCCGCATACAAGGAAGGTGAGTTATGAGATGGCAAGGACCGATTGAGCCTGATGAGCAGAAGCGGAACAGGCCGAAGTTTGAGCGATCATACTTTCCGCCTATAGATTGCGCGATCTGCTTAAAGCCGGCCCATGAGGTTATTGCTTGGCCTTTAGGTGTCACGGTAAACGGCCATGAAATTCGCGGTCTTATTTGTCGGCCCTGCTGGATTGAGCGTCTAACACCTGAACAGCGAAAGGTTATATAGTATGATTACAGAGATAAATAGAAATAGAAGCGCGACCACTAAGATATTTAAAATTGACATGGCTGGAATGCATCCAGACCAAGAGCCAGAGGAATACTTCGCCTCTCAGCTAGACGCCCTGATAATTAAGCAATACGAGCATAACTGGGAATACAAATCCATTACAGGCTTTCATGACGGATGGATAGTGATTTTCATAGACAAAGACCTGTCCAAATGAGCCAGCCCTAGCCCCTGTCAGCAACAAAGCACAAGCCCCCCACCCAACCACCCACACCACCGCTTCTATCATCACTCACATTGCCCACGAAATACCGTGGCCGTCTCACCTACCACGCACGCGACCACCACCGATCGCACGCGCACGCGCAGCGAGTGAGGTTTGTGGCTCGCGCTCACCTATAGGACTGATTGAAGGGGAGGGGATGCCCCAGGGGAGGAGGGGAGGGGGAGTGGATCTTCCGGCTATCTGCCCCGGGAAAATCTCCACCTTTGGGTCATCTCGCCCGGGAAAAGCGTGCGGAGAGCATCCTTCCGCTCTGTGCCCTGATCGCTTCTCACCTTGGGGGCGCTTCGATCTGTGTGGGTTCACGTTGCCGGCTGAAGGCTTGTGCTGTGTCTGGTTACTGTACAAGCAACACGCGCGTATATTGACAGGTTTTGATACTGTGTCAAGCGTGGTAGCCACGGTCATTTCGGGCGATCTACCAAAATGGGAATCGAGGAAGTATTCCCCTGCCGGATACTGGTCGCCATCCAAATCTGTACGCGCTCACATCGCTCAAGTCTGCGCTCAAGTCGGTCAATCCGCTCTCTCATTTCCTTTACGGATTCGGAATCGCGTTGCGGGTCGAGATGGCGGGTTGAATCGTTGAGATGCTGATGAATGGCGGGCTGTGCGGCTACGAGGGCGTTGAGCTGGTAGCGGGCCACTGCCACAGTAGACAGGCAGAAAACTACACTCGTTCCCACGGAGAAAAGTACGGCGTTCTCTCGAATCCAAGTAATCATGGTTATAGTCCTCTGGCACGTCCAACTAGTTGGTATCCTTGGCGTGCTGTCGTGTGGGGTATTCTTCGGGCGCAGTCTACTACCAGAGGGCGGGAAATTTCATAGCTGAAATAAAGAAACGCCATTCCCCATTGATTAGTAAGGAATGGCGTCACTACAAACCAGACAAATGAACACTAAACGAAACGATGCGGTCTCATCCTACAGCGGAGGCCTTCGAGAAATCAACCGCTCGCGGATTGTTTTCTGTTTGGCCGATCTCCTGACCGAAGTAATCAGGGCTGTCGGGCTAAACTGGGCCGTCTTGCGGTCGCGCGTGTTCACCGCGTCAAGGATGCGCGAATGCAAAACATCGAAAACGTCCCGCTTTTCAGTGTCCGGCAAGTTCGCGTACTGGCGATCTGACATCAAACTGACCCCGAATCGGCCGTACAGATTGGCGACCGCTTCCTGTCTGGCCTTGTAGGCTGCATCGGTCTCATCGGGCTTTCGGCGCGGATCGGCAAGCCTGACCTGAAGGCGGGTCAGTTCGGTCAAGAGGCCCGGCCGCTGTTCGATGGCCGCGTCAATCGGTTTCGGCTCGTAGTACTGAGCGCCGATTCCGACCGCGCCCGGCGACAGCTTGAGCGGCCCGCCGAGGCCTTCACGCTGGTAGGCCTCGATGAAGTCCTGCCACATGATCGGCGCGACGCGCTCGACGGCCGCGTCGGTTAGGTCGAACGGCTTACCCTCGAAAGTCTCGCGGTCGAAGAAGTCCACGAAAAACGAAGGGATCGGCGCCGCTTTTCCCCGCAGGAATCGAGCGGCCACGTCGAGCGCGTCTCTCGCTCCGGTCTGCGGCTTTTCGCCCTGAGATGCGCTGACCGCATCGGCCCCGACATTCCAAATCAATCGCATTACAGGCTGAAGACCGGCCAGGCCGTCGTAGTGGTAGTTGCCCGCGCTTATCCGCAGAAAATCGGGCTTTTCAGGATTCGTTCCGACCTTCAAGCCTGCCGCCTTTGCCAGTAAGAGTGTTCCGCCGACCATGCCCGTGAATTGCGCCATCTCGGCCATCTGCTTTTTCAAGACAACGCGACCTTCGGCCGTCGTGGCGTTCTTGAGATAGGTGCGCGGATTCAAAACCTGAATTCGGGACGCTAGCAAGCGTGGCGAGAAAACGAAGAAATTCAGCGCGTCCATTGCCTTGTCGAGCTTCGGGCCGAAGCTGCCACGCCCTGAAGCGATGTTGATCCAGTCCGCCGCCGCTTTATACGCTCGCTCGGTTTGCGCGGCCGAAAAGCCCTGCGCGTCAATCGCCTGTTTGTACTGTTTGAAGGTGTTGAGCCGGATGTTGTCCAGATAGGCCGTGTAGGCTTGTTGGCTCTCCCTGACTATCGGAATTCGATCGGCGGTTCGAGATACGAACTCTTCTTCAGCCTTGCGCAAGGGTCCTTGCGCTTGCGTACCGAGATGAAGGCCCGCGCCTTGAGCCGCCTGCGCGTCGGGATCGGCCGCGATAGCGTCAACCATACGCTGAAATCGCTCGGTCTTTGGTTGGAATTGCGCCTTGATTCCGCCCTTAATAGATGTGGGCTTGTCCGGTACGAGCGCGCGGAACATCTCGACTGATGACCGGAGCGCCTTGCCCCATCGTGAAGGCGGCAAGCTCAAGATAGCGCCCTGCCTAAACGGCGCTGAAATGTCACTGCTGGACAGCAACGCGCGCGGGATGTTGTAAACGTCGGCGGCGATAGCAAGAGCCTTTTTGAGACGGCTCTTTTGCGCCACGTCGAGAAGTGGAAGCTGCTCGGCGGTCTTCATTGAGCCAACTTCGAGCGGCGCCATATTCCTTTGCGGATCGAAAAGCGGAATCTGTCTTGCGCCTGCCATTGATTCGACCTCTAGCGGGTCCATATTGCGCGCCACGCCGGATGGTTGAGCCTGCTGAAGCTGGCGCCCTATTTCGACTTCCATTGGAGCGATCTCGCCCGCTCGCGGTCCCATCGCAGCGCCGATCTGCGCCGTCTGCGCGGGCGTCTCGAAGGATTTCACTGGGATTTCCTCCGTTACGCCTTGCAACTTCATCAATGCGATCCGGTGATTGCCGTCATCCTCGACGATGAATTTGCCAGGCCGGGCCGGATCTGGAATGACCGTCATTGGCTCGACTTGCTGACGCAGGGGTACGCCTTTTGTCTCGGGCTTCACGCCGCCCTTGAGGGATTCTTGAACTCCGAACATCCGGCCTTTTGAAAGCGTGTCGCGGCCGAGCGAGATGTCTTCAACGGAGATCCGGCGCCCGACCGGAACAGCGTCCGAGGGCCTAACCGGAACCGGGACCGTTTCGAGGCCTAGGTCCGCTGTCGAAACTATCGCGGGATCGTCGGCGCTTCGACCCACGGCCGCTGCGATCTTGCTCTCTTGCACGATGTCTCGCGAGCCGAAAAATGTCTTCAGCTGCCGCAGGTTAGCGTCAAGCTGCGCGTTCGGTTCATCAATCGGAATGTCCGAAATGTGGCGCGACGTGGGACTGCCAGGTTGGACTGGCGCAAACGTGCGCTCCGGTAAGACCTCGGCCAGGGCCGCGTTTTCCTCTTTTGTTAGCCGACTTACGCGGGCGTAGTCATCGCGCATTGCCTGCCGCTCAATTGGGGTGATTTTTCTTTTTGGGACGCCTGGCGCGGAGACCGTTCTGTTAAATCGCCGGTTAGAGTTCGCGATCATCTCCGCGATTTCGTCCACGCTGTCGGTTCCAAGTTTTTGGACGGCCGAATTCAGCGCGGCGGCTTCGTTCTGCGCCGCCGTGAGCGGGACATCCGGCGCGGCTCGCGGTAAGGATGGAGGCGCTTCGATGGCGGGAAGGGCGGCTTCCGGCGCGACCGCTGGCGATGGAGTTAAGGCCTCGGCCGCGACCTTGCCGGCCTTGATTCTGCGAACAAGTGGAGCGATCGCCTTGCCGATGGGAATAGGCGTAGCCGACAGGGCGATGGCTGGAATCATCATTTCCGGCTGTGCGAGCGATTGAAAGGCCGCAACTCCGGTCATCGCCGGGACGCTTCCGCCCGTCGCGATCCCGGCGATGACTTCCGGCAGCGCGCCGACAGCGGTCTCCGTACCACGGCGGACTATCTTTCCGGCGAGCGATGGGTCTTGAGCGGCCAGAGCGCCAAGCCTTGCCCTTTCGGCGGCGGCTTCACGGGAGGCATATTCGGGCTTTGTGGCAAGCCGCTCCTGTTGCTTGCGCGCCACTTCGGCTATCGGGCCGACCTGGGCGACCGTTTCTCCCAGGAAGGTCTGGCCGGCGAGTTCGGGCCTGCCGCCGAGGGCTGAAACGATTGGCGCAGCGCCGCGTCCTATGCGTTCAAATATTTGACGGGCCGGCTCGATGTCGCCCCTGATGGCGGACTCTATGGCCTCCGTGGCGATCCGCTCGGCCTCCTGTAGGGATTGGCCCGCGCGTTGAACGCCTACTTTTAAATTGGTTCCCAGGCTTTCGAGAAATCCAGGCTGTTCGGGCTGTGGAGCAGGCGCGGCGGGTTGTTGCGCGGGTGGGCGCTTTAGGAACTCTTCCACCCTGTCGGGCTTTCCCTTCGGAGCGGAGCGCTTGAGAAATTCTGCAACTCGATCTCCCATATCATCGAATAATCCCGCCTGCCGCCCTCACGTCGGCCTCAACGTCTTTAGGATCACGCTTCATTTTCTTCGCGGAGGCCCGGATTTCGGCCATTGTGAAGACCTCGCCGGCTGGCGCCTGTAAGCCGCCGCTGAACTCTGGAAAGCCCGTGGGGATCTGTGGCGTCGGCGGAGCTGGCGTCACGGTTCCGCCTTGCACGAATACGCCGCGCGGCCCTTGATTCACATTGCCGTTATTGATCGCGGCGCTTACTTGTTGATTAAATGGGACCACCGACGTTGAGCCGTCAGGATTGACGATTTCGACCATCACCTTACCCGCCGCGGCCCCTGATCCACCGCCGCCCGCACTCGGCCTGTATTTCTCAATTCGCCCGTACTTTTTGGCGTCGGCCGCGCTAAGGGCCGTCCCTTCTATTTCGTGTTGAGCAAACCGCAAGGCCTCTTGCCGGGAGACCTTAAAATCATCCGTAAACGTATTCGCAAGCGTTGTGATCGCCGCTTTGCGGTCCTTCGTATCTTTGCGGGCCTGTTCCTGCCGCTCAAACTCAGCCTTGCGCGCATCCCGTTCAAGCTCGAACGCTGCGCGCATCTGCGCGATAGCCGCCGCGCTCTTGAGTCCGGCGCGCTTTAAGGATTCCTCGAAATCCCGGTCAGCCTGCTTGTCTAGTAGCTGTTGAGTTCGTTGCGCCCGGCGATCCTCGGCCGACAGTACGGCTTGCTCGCCCGCGAATTCCAGATCTTGCTTGCGCGCGTCGAAGCGTTCCTTTCTCGCTCGGTACTCGCGCTGTGGAGCCTCACGCTGCTCTGCGAGTTGTGCGAGGAATTGCGGCCCTTGCCCTTGAACGCCTGCGCCGAAACCCTGAAGCGCGCGAGCGATTCGAATAATCACGCTCGTCGGCTCCATCGCTGGCGCTGTCGGCTCAGGTCCGGCCATTCCAGCGAAGCGCGAGCGAATGCCCTCCGCGTCTACCGGAGCGGGCAGCGGCGCCGGGACAGGTTGCGGCTGAAGCGCCGCGAGCGCCGCCGTGGTGTCCATCTCAAGCGGTCCTATTCCGCCTGTGGGCGCAAGAGGCACAGGGGCCACAGGGCTTGGATTTCGCCCCTGGAGTAGCGCCAAAATCGCCTGTTGCACGCCTGCTGTGGCCGGTCCGAATGCCATAAATTCTCCTTTATGGGGCCTTAAATCCAGCGATGCTTGTGCCGACTCCCTGAGCGGCCTGGCCCAGGGTTTGAATCGTCGCCAGTATCTTCGGCAAGAGCGCCCTTGATTCCGCAAGCCTGCGGTCAGCTTCCTGTTGACCTAGCTCGAAGTCGCGAGCGCCGGCGCGTGATCTTTCGGCCAGGTCCGCGAATCCGAGGTTGAGGTTTCCGCCCGCGATGTCGCGCTGAGTTTGCTGACCGCTTAGATTCTGAATCAGGCCGCTCTGCAGGTCCGCGCCGCCGAGAAGGCCTTGAAGCGCGGTCGCCAGGTTCGCCCGCTGAGTGTCCGTTACGAATTGCCGCGCGCCAAGTTCTCGGCCTGCGCCTTCGGCCAGAGCCTGTGACGTAACACGGCCCTGATTCTCTAAAAGCTGACCTACGGCGTTCGTGGCGATTGAGCTTTGCTGTACGCGATTCCCGAACAATGATGCGAGTTGGCGCGCCTGGTCCTGTTGAAACTGCTGGGTTAGCTGCGTGAGCGTATTCTGCGTTATCTGGTCGAGCGCGGCCTTCGTCTGCGGGTCGAGCTGCGCCAGTACGGCCGGTTCCTGAAGTCTTGCGGCAAGGTTGCGAACCGCTTCGATGTCGGACTGGATTCCGCCCGCGCCGGTTAGTTGGCCTAAAAGGTTTTGCTGGCCCTGTCCGGCCGGAAGGATCGGCGGACGGTCGGTCTGGTCGCGGATCTGACCCGCGTTCGGATCGCGGCCGTCGAGTGATCGCGTGGCCGAATGCCTGTAGCCCTCCGCGTCAATCCATTCGGCGCGGTCCGGCCCCTGGAAGATAATCTGCGCGCCGGGCGGAATCGGGAACGGTCCAAAAACCGAATCAGCCACGCGGCCTAGGATGTCAGGCGTCAGGTTCGCGCCTTTGCCCTTACCCGACCCGACAACGGATTGTAGGGCCTGTTGAAATGGCGATAAGTTCGACACTGCCATACGTCACCTTATGCGGTCTGCGTTAAATAGATCGTTGATAGATTCTGCGTAATATTATCATTCGCGGCGTTCGCGTCCTCGGCTTGTACGAGAATTGTCTGCCCGTTGGACATGAGCGAGCTTACGGTTAGGAGGGCATTCCATCCGTAGGTGAAAAAGTTCGTCGCGCCGACGTTCGAGCCGCCCGCGTTCATCATAAAGCTGCATCTTATCGTCGTATCGCTCACTCTGACCGCATTTATGATCGTTGTCCACAGGGCGTTATTCGTCAGGCTGATATTGCCCGTATCGCGGATCGTCTGCCCGCCGATTGAAAAGACCCAACGGCGATTGTGCGGCCCGGCCGTTGCGAGCGATCCCGAAGATGTCCAGTCAATAGAATCCCCGTCCGTTGCGAGCGATGCGGCCGGAAGCGAGAACGAGTGCAAGCTATCGAGGCCTGCGCCGACGTTGCCAACCGACGTGGTACTGCTAAAAATCTTCCTTGGGTAGCCGACAATCTGACCGTTCGCCTTCAGGATAATGTCCGGCGATCCGTCAATCGTGAGCGGGGCCGTGATCGTCTGAGATGCCGCGAGCGCTGGCCCTGCGATTGACTCAAACGATCCGTTGTTATTGATCCGCGATTTAACTGAACCGTTCTGTAGCCACTGTTGAATTAGCCCCGCGCCGAGCTGGTCCACACGCAGGACCGCGCCTGAGCCGTCGCTGTATTTAATAAGCGCGTCCTTGTTCGTCGAAACGCCACTTAGTATGTTGACGAGCTGGTTAAATTCATCGTCTACCTCTTGCGAGACAATGAGCGTATTCGGAATAAAATCAGTTATGCGTGTAAGTACGGCCATCAGGTTCTCTTTTGCGTCAGGACGAATCCGACGCTTACGGCTCTTTCGGTGATGGTTCCGGTCAGGGTCGATTTAAAGAAGGTCACGGAATCCCCCGCCGTTAAAACGTGGTCGGAGATGTCCAGCGTGTAAGTGACGTGAATGGTATTGTTTGTATCATTCAGGCTTATCGGGCCTAAGTCCGCCGTGACCGTGCCGGCCGCGTTTCTCACTCGCACGGTATAGCTCAAAACGTTGCCGACGCCCGCCGTATGCGATCCCTCTTGAAACTTGATCTTTAGTTTCGTGATGGTCATGGCGTTGCCGTCCGGCACGAAGGCGCTATATCTACCGCTTTCGGTCGCGCCAGGTGACGTGTTCGGATCGGCCTCGGTCCCTATCGTGCAAGACTGCGCAATCGTCGTATTGTCGACGTAGAGCTTATTGGCCGCGTCCTCGTTTGCCGTGGGCAGGCCCGCCTGGATCTTGACTACGCCCGAACCTTTTGGAACGAGCGTGATGCCGATGTTGGTGTCGCCGCCCGTCGCCTGAATCTGCGGCGGATTACCGAGGGCGGCATTCTTCATCGTGAATTCATTGATCGCGGAGGCTGTAAGGCTGAATAGCAACTGCTCGTTGTCGTTCGTATCGTAGATGCCGGGCGTTCTGATGGAGCCGTCATTTCGGATGCGAAACTTTTCGATGCCGGCTTGAAAGCCTTTCAGGATTGGCCCGGTTGAAAGCTGATTTAGCTCAAGCGGCGGATCGCCCGAATCGCTCACGTCGAGCGTGGCCTTAACGTTCGTGGTCGTCCCGTTGAGAAGGTTGACGATCTGGTTGAATTCAGAGTCCACTTCGCCCGACAGGATCGGCGTTGCGGGAACGAAGTCCGTCACTCTTGCAAGCGTTCCGGCCATTACAGGGTTGTTACTCCCTTCTCATTTAGTAGCGTGTACATCAAGATCATGTCCTTGATCGTAAAGGCCTCGTCGGCCTGGCCGTTCGAGACTCGAAACGTGATCGTCTCGCCTATGCGTCCTGAAGAATTCGACAGTAAGCGCCTGATGATTTGGACTGGCCCCTGTACGGCGCTGTCCCAACTGTCCACATCCCATATTGCCTGGTCCCACAGCGCGCCGAGCGTCGAAGCCGTCAGGTTGAACGACTGGTTTCCTCCCTTGTTCAAATTGTCGTCGAAGTAGTACTGGATCGCCACTTGCGCCGAATTCGTCAGCAGGTCGAAGTTAAAGCCCCATTTGTGCCATTCCTTGCGCAGTAAAACCGACTCATGGGAAATCGCCTTCGTTCGAAGTTCCTTTGGGTAGGATTCGCCGTTGTCGCTGTAGACTCCGCCGCTTTCCTTCGGGAAGTACTTGAACAGCTGATGCGTACCGTCTGGATTCTCCGCGCCGACAAGGTAGGCGGTCCCTGTGGCGGTCGGAAAGCTGGTCGCGCAAGTGAAGCCGGCAAGGCCCGTGAAGCGCGTCCAGCGAGCGGCATCTACGCCCGCCTGGATATTCAGGTAATCAAGGACGTAGCTTTCGTTGATGGATCGCGTTGAAATCGTGGACGGGAACGATAGCCAGTACTGATTGACGTTCGGAAGCAACAGCGCCGGGATTTCCTCGGTCGTCTTATGAATCTTTGCGATCTCGGCCACGTTGCGACTATAGAGCGCCGTGCGGAAGTCCTCGGCCACTTCGGACAGCCGCAAGCTGGCGAGTCCTTGAGGCGAAAGATAAACAACGTCATCAAGTAGCGGCGCGATCGCGTAGGGCGAAACGCAGCCGATGGTTTGCGAGAAGATGGAGACGCGAAGATTGCTGGCGTTCGTGATCGCGGTAGCCGGATCGATAGGACCGAGCTTGTAAATCTTCTTCGTTTTCCAGATATAGAGCGCGTCTTTCGTTGCGAAAAGGCCTGTAATGATGTCGTTATCGTCAATCTCTATGTCTATCGAAACGCCTTGCGCGTCGGTTCCGGTCGCCCAGTTCTCAGGATCGCCGAGGAATGAGCCGCGCAATTGATTCGGCTCAGTGGCTGAAATAATCCAAACTCGATTCTCCCACAGGGCGATGTATTTCCCTTTCGGCGGACTGCCGCCGAGCGCCGCCGCCACGGCGCCGGTCGAGACCTTTACGGGATTGTCACCGCTTGTGGCCTTGTTTACGCCGATGGCGAGGTCTTTGTAAGTGATCCATTGCCAGAAAGTGTCATTCGGAAGCGTGAGGGCGCCGGTCAGATTCGTGTCGCCGGTTCCGTTCGTTTCGACAATTCGGAGCTGGTTCGCGGTCGTGTAAAGGATTCCGATCTCGCCCGAACCGGACGTGAAGTAGTAGGCGCTCGTAAGCCTGCCGGCGAAGGTAGTCGAGAAAAGTTCAACGAAGCCGTTACGCGCCGAGAGGTTGTCGGAGTCGTCAAACTCCATGTTGATGATGTCTTGGGCGGCGTCATCGGGGATTTCGGTCGAAGGCTTTGAAGTGATTATTCCTCGGCCCCATCCCGCGTAGGGGATAGTTTTCACTCCGGCGTTGTCGGCATTTGTGCTTGCGATGGCGGGCCTCCCTTACCACGTGTCTGGGAAGTTGCCGGGGAGGCGCGGACCTCTGCGCCTGCGGAGATTGGCCAGGTCTACTTCCTGCAATACGGCCTTGTCGGCTACCTTGCTGTTCTCCCGGTCGGCAAGCCTTTTCAGGCTCTTTTCATAGCGGCGGATAGCGAGCGCCGAGGCGTCGTACTTGCCGAGGTTTTCAAGCAGGAAGGACCGAACGCGGTCGAGCGTGGGAACTATCCACGAAAGCGGAATCGGGATATGTGACGCGCTCGCGGTGTCGGTCGGGTCGAAGTAATGCTCCTCTTCGACGGACTCGATGGCGGTTGGAATCGGAACCAGTCGGATTTTCAGCAGCGTATCCGATCCCGACAGTACCACGCCATCCTCAAGCCAGAATTGCGCGCGGCCGGGGTCTGTCAGCCTAATGCGCCGCATGACCAGTTCTTGAGTCGTTGAGTAGATAATCGGCGCGCCGTCCGTGACGTACCGGAGCTGAATCAACTCGCGGGCCGTCGCGGGCATGTTGTAAGTAGGGGTCGCGACGGCCGTTGCGAAAGTGGCGCGGGCTTTGTAGGGATTGAAATTGGTCGCAAGGGCGATTTCTTGAACGGCTTCGTTTACACGCTTTTCGACCAATAGAACGAAATCGGCGTCATCGGTTGATTCGCCAACTTCGGTAATTAGGCTCAGCGCTATTGAATTCGGAGTTGCCAATTATTCCCCTTGTAGCCGCTTATAATGAAGTTTTAAAAGCTCGATCTCGGCCTGATGGGCCTTGAATTTCAAGTGGTCCCGATATGCATGAATTGCCTGTAAGACGATTAGCAATATCAGGCCTGATAGCTCCATGCCCCCTTGACCTCACTTTGCCCCTGTCAGAAATTCATTCTTGATGGACTGGCCGACGCCCCATTGCCTCTTATTCAACTCGCCCGCCGTGATGATGTGGTCATCGAGCTGTTGCACGGTATGCGCTGTCGTTTCGTGGTACTCGCGAAGGGCGATCAACCTATCGCCAAAAGTCTCGCCGTTACTCATCGGCTGATTTATCGGAGCATCCCCCCATGCGGTCGCGCCAGCCTCCTTCGCGGCGTCCCACGGGCAGTTGCGGGAGCGGCACATTGAGGGCGTCAGTTCGACGTATCGCCGGACAGTATTGAAAGCGTCTACTTTGATTTCCTGATGGACCATCATCCGGTTATCGGTAGAGATCGCCTCCGCTTTGATTTTGGCCTCGGCGGCTTTCAACTGAAGTTCGCGGCGCATTTCCTCGGCGTCATCGGCCGTAATGCCGGTCTTGAGATTTGGCGCCTGTGGCGGCTTCTCGGCCTGTTTGCGCTCGCGCGTCGCCAGGTTCGAGGCGCGAATCTTCGCTTTTTGCGCTTCGGGCATGGGGCCGCGCTTGCGCGCCTTCGGCTCGCTCGCCGGCTGCCGATGTATAACGTCGTCCAAGGCTTCACTGGTCAGAAATTCACTGGCCATTAGTAAGACCTCCCGCCACGCCCTTTCGCGGTTCCCATCGCCTTGCCGGCTGCGTTAAGTTTTCCGGCGCCCATCGTCTTCGTGCCGCTGTTGCCCATTACGAAGCCGCGTGCGGCGTTCGCCTTGCCGGCTGTCGGATTCGTGGTATTCGTGTTGAATTGGGTCTTTTTGCCGATTGTCGTTTTCTTCATTTTCTTCATTGCAGGCATAGATTCCTCTCGTTTAGAAGGGCCGACCCTTCGTGTAGTACTCGATAAGGTCTTGCTTAATCAGGTTGAAATCCTCGTCAACCCAAAGGATGTCTTCATGCAGATGGCCAACCCTGACGTTGTTCGCCATATACAGCTTGTTGCCGGCCTCTCTGAATTTCCACCAAAAATAACTATCGGCGTCATGTTTGCCATGCTCCCATTCCCCGTCCGCGTTCGGAATGTTCTGAAACCAGGGTTTCGGGATCTTCTTCAACGCCTCCGTCTTGATGATAGTCAGGGCGTAGACCGTGTTGTCCACCTCGGTCAGATCGGAGCGCTTCATCTCTTCGACGGAGACAGCGCCGTCCCATCCTCTTTCCGTTCTGATTCCCGCGAGCGGTGGATGATTTTTCCAGCGGGACGCCTGCCAGGCCGCTATCGCGTCAGCTTCAGGGTAGCGGACGACAAGTCGTAATAATTCTTTCACGTCCTCGCCCGTAAATATCGTGTCGTAGTCCGTCGTGATGATGTAATCGGCGCCGGCCTTAATCAGCGAATTAAACCCGCCCTGCATCGTCATTTCCCAAAACACACAGCCGCTAAGCCTTAGCACCGGTATGTTGGGATCTACAAACGCTCGCTCCGACGCGCCCATGTGGGCCTGGAAGCCCAAGCGCGGGACGCTCGCCATCGCCGCAACTCTCCAAATCGCCTTTGCCCCTGTCTGCTCGTCGTGAATGTGTATCGGCTTTATTTCGAAAGTCTTCTTTACTTCGGCCTTCTTCTGATACAGCGCCTCGTAGATTCGCTCGACTTCGGGCTGTGGACTGCGCTTGTAGTGCCAGGTCAAGACGCGCTCGAAGCCGCGCGGCGTCAGGTAATCGTCGAGGTCCTTGAGCAGGCAACCGCCTTTGTATAACTCGAAGTCGCAGGCCTCGGCGCGGATAAACTTGAACTTGTCCAGAATGCTTTCAGCGCCTTTCAGCACAAGAAGTTCCGCCCCTTGAACGTCCATGACAAGAGTGTCGTATTCGTCGAGATTGACGCTATGACGCTGAAGCGCGGTCTTCAGCGTGGTCGTGGTCAAGTTAACGGTCTGCGTGTAGGTAATTTCAGGCCAGATCCGCGCATGTTCTCCGAAGTCAAAAACCGACGAGCTTTGACCTTCGTTGCTTGCCACGTGGAACTCTCTCGTATCGTCGTCCCTGTCCGTCAGCAGGTAGCGGAGCGCCCTTTGATTCGGATAGTTGGCGATATTCGCCGCGAGCTTATGGAAGACTTCGGGAAGCGCCTCGATCCAAATCACCGGCAGATTGTGACTCGCGTAGGTGTCCCGCGCCTGACCGCTGTTCGCGCCGACATGGATAACGCCCCTTGAGTCTTTGATGAACTCGTAGGTGGGAGTTGGCGCATAGCTCAGCTTCGGTTGCGGCTTGACGGCCTGAAGATTCAGCGAGACGTGGTAGCTTGAGCAGTCCGGCGCGTCGGATTCCCACCGCTTGACGTCCACAAGTCCAGCGCCTTCGAGTAGGGCCTTTAGCTTTTCCTCGTTGAAGAACGCCTTGTGAAAGTCCTCGCCGTCCGCCTGTCCGCCGAATAGATAGCTCTCAAGCCTGCTATCGCCCCTGTGTCCGTTTGAATAGGCTTTGACTATCCAATCGAAATCAGGAACGGCGATCTTGAGCGCCCCGCCCGGCCTGAGAACGCGCGCCCACTCCTTCACCACGTCAGCCACTTGCCCATGTGGGAAGTGCTCAAGAACGTGAGAGGCGCGCACTTCGTCTACCGCTCCGTCTGTGTAATTACGCAACGGGTAGATTTCGTGACAGGTCTTGATGTCAAGGTTCTGGTAGCCCTCCATCGGAGAACTACCAGACCCCAGGTTGAGTTTAAATGGAATCATCCTTGTCCTATGTAGACTTCGATGTTTGCCCCGTTCGAATCGTTCGCATCAAGCGCGATGATGGGCGACTGCGCGTAAGCCAGCAATTCAAAATAGTCATTGCTGGTAAAGTTGGAATCGGCCTGCGTGAGCGTGGCAAGAGTGCCCGCCGTGGCCGACGAACCCAATCGAGCGCCCGCCGCAGTCGAAGCCGCCGCTTTCGCCGACGCGACTCGGCCATGTCGGGTCATCCACCCGAAGCTCCCCGCGCCTATCGCGACGTGGGCAATACCTACAATAGGCTCCTGTATTGCCGCCGTTGGAACCAGGGCGTTAGGCTCAAAGGTTTCGTCTGTCTTGAGCTTTAGCGAGTCTCCGAGCGCGAAGGCCGTTACCGCCTTGACGTAGCGGAGCTTTGTCCCTGGAAAGTTCAACGTGTCGGGATGGTCGCTCTCGGTTCCGAGCGTAAACGCGGCGGTCGTATCGACCCTGGTCGGGTCGCATCCTAAAATAGCTCCCATGTAGCCTCCTTATGGCGTGTATTCGACGTTCATGCGGCCCTGGCGGCGGCGGTTATTCATTACAAGGTTTGCGTGAAGGATCATTTGAATCGTGTCGGCCATCTGGTCGAATGGGCGAATGGGATCGCTCATTACAAAATCAAAGTTTTCCATCATCACAAACTTGAGATATTTGAGATTAAGGGCCAGGAAACCGTGTCCGGCCGTAGCGCTCGCTGCCGCGTTCGTGTGCGGGAAGATATGGTCATCGAAGCAAACCACCCCGCCTTTGAAAATATAGTTCTGGAAGCCTGACCGAACCATGTCCTCGTCGAAGGCTTCGCGGATATAGCGCTCGTTCGAGACAAGCGTACCTTCCCAGGCCTCGTGAACTTCTTTTGACGTGATGTACATCGTCGGCCATTCGTTTTGACTTGAGCAGGAATTGGCGAGGCGGCGCATTGCGGGCGGCAACGTCGTTGGCGCGGTCGCTATGTCGCCAGGGCTAGCCTCGGTCTGATTGCGCCAGTTCGTAAACGTGGCGCTATCAATATTCCCGTAAACGCTATTCGTTCCGGCAAAGTCCAGGCCGAGCGCCAGGCCGGTCAACTCAGCGCCTCCCGCTCCGGTTCCGTCAAGGAATAGCTCCCGATTGACCTCGATTCGCATCGAGAGAGCTAGGCGGTTGATGATCGCGTCCCACAGGTCCACCGGCGCTGTTGCGCTATTGGAATTTTTGCCCTGCTCAAGCAGGCTCAAGCCCTCGGTTCCGGCAATGATCTTCCAAAGATAGGAAGCGACGTTCGGATCGGACTGAAGCGTAGTATCAAGGGTCTGGTATTCGGTGTAGGCGTGGACGTTTGTATTCGTGGTTAAGATCGTCGGCTCGACAATCTGTGTTCCACCTGGGCGGGTTTCAACGGCGTCCATCATCGCCATTTTCCATAATAGGGCTATTGAGCCCACTATGGATTCCGTGACTCGCGGCGCGTAGAGCGGCAACGTCGTTGCCACTACGCGATTAAAAGAAGTGTCTAAGGCCATCAGGTTTCTCCTTTTGGGCTATTCCAAATTGCCCAAGGCTTGCTGTTGAGCTACCCAATGCGCCAATTTCTTGAAGTTCTTAGCGACATCGGGCGGCGGTTCGGGCGGGCCTGTCGCCCGGCCTCCATTGTTGGATTGGTAGCGCGCAGCCTGTGCGGCCTTCTCCGCTTGCTGCGCAGGGGTAAGGGTCGGGCTTGAAGGTTTTGTAATCGCAGGGGCCGGCGCGGGACTCACCCCAAGACTGGCCTGGATCTGCGTAATCAGGTTGTAGGTTGCCTCAATCGAAACGTTGGGATTGTTGCCGGCTAGCTTTTGCGCCAGCGCGCTCTTTTGCTGAAAGTCAGGCTCGGCGCCGTACTTAGCTTGAAGCGCGAAATGCTCGCCGTGTTTATTGGCGTTCTGGATCTGCGGCAGATGATTCCGCATCTCGGCCTGCATTTCTGCCTTCGCCGCGGCGATCGCATCGGCCCTAACGGCCTGGGCGTAGGCTGCGCGGCCTTCTTCTTCTTCAAGATCGAAACGGCTGTAATCCGGCTCGGCGGGCTTTACGGGGGCTCCGCTCAGTACTTCCATCAGCGGCCGGCCCGTCATCAGCGCCGTGAGCATTGCGGTCTGGATCTGGCTCTGTTCAGCGATCTGCGCCCTTAGTTGCGCGATTGTGTCAGGCTCGGTCGGGGCCGTGACCACTGGCGCGACCGGCGCGGCAGGTGTTTCAACCGGAGTTTCGGCGGGCGGTTCGATGGGCCTGAATCGGATCTTGCCGCTTTTCGCATCCAGGTCCATTTCTACCTTCGATGGATCTATGCCGGGATGCATGCGCGCGAAAGCGCTCGCGGCCGGCTTGGCGCTCTCGGCCTGCCTGTCAGCAATAAGCCGCTCAACCGGAGTGGCGTTCATCTCGGCTAAGTTCGACTCAGCCAACGCCGCCGCCTGCAATGGCGTATGGGCGTTGCCCTCAAACTGAAGGCCTCCGCCTGGTCCTGACTTGATCGAAAACTTTTGTACGCCGAGGCCTTGGCCAACTGGCGCCTGTCCTTTCATAGTTTACTCCAAACTGCGCGGTAAGCCGACGCGCGGATTATTTGTCTATTTATCTTTAGTGTCAAATGGATACGCGGAATACTTAAGGTTTCACTTTAAGTCTATCGTCATTTGACGAGATTAAAGGGGTATCGGATAAGGGCGCGGAGGCTTCAGGTTTAAGGTTCCCAAAGGCGTCAAGTAGGCCACGCTCCGCAACGGCCCTGCGCATAAACTCTCTCGATTCCTCGGCGAATTTAGCGTCACGGGCGGCGGCGGCGGCGTTTGCCATCGCTTTCATGCCCTCGGCGTCTATGCGATCCCCGATGCGCGTAAGTTTTCGCTTCTTCATGCTTTTACCTAGCTGTGACTCAGAGGTGAAGTATCCGTGATTTTCAACGACGTGGCCGGCCCATAGCGAGTCAGGTCTCATTACCGTCAAGGGCCAAACGTATGGCGAGAGCTTGCCGCAGTCGGGGCATTTATAGCGCTCGCTCTTAGGCAGGCTATTTCGCAGGACTTCGAATACTCCGTGAGTTTTGCAGTTGAATTGGAATAGCGGCATATGTTCATTTTCAGGGCTACGGCACGGACAGTCAGCCTTGAGTCCGTCCTTCCCGACCATCTCAGGCGTAGCCCTGAAACCTTTAGCTTTCGGGATAGAGCAGGTCAATTTGATCGCGCACCTTCAAGAAGGCGCGCTTTAATTCTTCGGCCTTTTCGGGATTTTTGACCGCCTGTTTAATTGCGGTCAGGATGATGGATATGGCCATGCTGATACAGAAGTCCATGATTACCTCTCGTTTCCGGTTAAGGCGACACTGATAACAGCGGCGGTCAGTCTCGCCGATTCTTCAGGTATGGCAATCTCGGCAATCGCCTCGCCGTCCTTATGCCATGTGATGTGGAGTTTCCCGTCGCGCCATTGGGTTTTAACTCGGCATTCGTCGGGAATTTCAGCAAAGATCAAATCGGGCATTTCAAGCCTTTCTCATTGAATTTGACTCGCCCCGCCGAGGATTTGCATGAGCAAGTCCTGCTCGGACAGGCCTTCTCCCGGCTGGTCAACACTTGGCTGGCCGGGGATCTGTTGCGGCGCGAGCTGGCCGGCGAGAGCAGGCGGCAAGCCCGCCCCCGCGCCAGCCGGCGCCAAGGTTTGCTGCAGTTCAGGCTGAACTGAAAGCGCGGGCGTAAAGAAGCGCCCCACGTCCTGATAGTCAGGAAAGGATTTCAAGAGCCAGGCAAACAGCTCGACGAAGTTGATTCGCACGGGCGACCCCGATTGAGCCATGAGCGGGTCGAACTGCGCCGCGATCTGCGCTACGTTGGCTTTTTGCTGGCGCTCGATGTCGGGGTTTGTTTTCGGAGCTGCAAAATAGCTGACCGTCACGTCGGTTTCGGCCTGTATCTCGGCGTGCGAGTATTCGCGCCATTCCGTACTGAGCAGGCCCACGATCTGCGCGACGTCGGACTGAACTCGATTGGCCTTTAAATGCTGAAGGACCTGGCTTGCGATCTCGTTTACTCCCGCTTCGACGTTCGAGATTTTATCGTCAGCCTTCAGCCGCATCACGTTCACTTGCGTGGTTGCGACGCCTGCGGGCGTTCGGCTCGGCAGGGGCTCTCCCTGAAAGATCGCGTCCGTCCCGGTCATCTTTTGCCCGTCTTGCTGAATGGCCTGGTCGAGAAGTAGGTTGTCTCGATTTATTTGAGGGTTATCGATCGCGAACAGATCGCCGTTCCGCTCCATTCGGACTACCCCTAGATTCGGCAGATTGGCGAAATCGTCAAGCGCCTCTTTCGACACGCCGGGCGTTGCGCCGTATATGTTCTTTTGCGCCCGAACGTTTTGAATTTGCTGAGTGCGGATGCGGTTCGCCTGAAGCTGTGGATCTTTGAGTTGACGCGCAATCCCGATAGGATAAAGCAGGCCTTCAGCTCGAAGGAACTGAATCATCACGAACGGCAGGCCGTCAAGGTAGGGATATCGCGACGGCTCGACATCTAGCGGGTAAGGTAAGCCTTCGGCCATCGTGATAACTTGCCTGTGGCCCTTGTCCCATATTTCCCATACGGCGATTGACGATTCTTCGGGGATTCTGATGGCCAGGTCCTTACCGAACATCCCACCGGCCGAAAATCTGGCGTCATTCCTATATGCTGACCGGGATGTCAGGTTGTGGGATGCGGCGCCGGATTCGATAAGTCTTGTGACCTTCGGGTCGTAGCGCTTGTTGGCCACAACGTTCGCAAGCGGAATCCAACTGCGCCTTGCGGCCCATCGGCCCGTGCGAGGCGTCCCGTCCCTGCCAGTTATGTCGTGAACGAAGTCGAACGGGTCCACCCACTCGACTACCGCAGCGTCGCGCCTGACGTAATCGCGATACTCGATATTACCGGAAGACTTGCGGCGCGCTTCATCCACTTCAACGACATAGGACGTCTCGGCTATGCCGTGGCCGATCACTACAACATCGTCAATCACCTTTTTCACTTGCTCGGTCATTTTCCGTTCGCCCCATTCGTAATTGAGCAGGGACGTGTGGATTTCGGCCGCGTTCACGTCGCCGGGGCGATTCGGCTTCGGCTTTACCTTGAATTCAATGTTGCCGTTCAACAGGAAGGGCATGTAGGCCGAGGCGTTGGATTGAACGATGTTATTCGTGTAGACGCTCGTAATCGTGTCACTGTATAGATCCCAAGAGTTCTTGCCGGTGTCTTCGAATTGCCATTGCCGGCCATTAAACCAGTTACGATACGCGGCCCAATGGCGGTCTCCGTTGTCCGACTCCATACGCATATGGAGCGTCTTCATCAGGCGCGACATCCACAGCGGCCCGTCTTTCTCGGCGTCGCCGGTCTCTTCGACAACTGCGGCCGAGGCGCGATTGACGCGCATTCTATCGCTCGTATTCGCGGCGGGCGGTCTATATTTACGCGGCATGAGCTATCTCCTTTTAAAGATTCCCCGCTTTTTCAAGTCGCCTATCGAGCCGGGAGGCGGCTGCGGTTTCGGTATGTAGTAGTGAACCTTCAGCGAAATGTTGACCCCGATCATTGCGCACATCGCGAGATCGTCGTTGTATCCAGGCTCGGCGCCAAGCTCGCCGTTTTCCATTTCCACGAAATGTTCGAGCTGTTCGAGTAACAATGGCGTGCGAAGTAAAATCTCGGCGTCTCTAATCCGATAATCCAGGCCGGCTACAATCGTCGCCTTGTTTGAATCCTTCGTGATGAATCCCGGCATCTCGGCTGGCTTCTTCGCGTAGGTGTCGAACTCGAAATAAAGCCGCTCGTATTTCAGGTCCTTGTGGAGCTTCAGGTTGACCACGTATCCGCCGCGCTCGTTGTTCTCAGCGCCGACAAGGGCGACCCCGTACAGAATCCCTAGATAATTTATCAGTTCCGCGAACACGTCCGGCTTTGTAATCTTGGAATAGCTGGCTACTTCGCGCAGATAGGGCGACTCTTCTGACACTGCCAGTACGAGCAAGGCCGAAGGGTCCGAGTTCGGATTTCCAAGCGCGGGATCGGCCGGTAATACGTACTGGACGCCCGCTTCAGGTAATTCGTAGATGGTAAGCGCTCCGTAATCATCGGCCTTGAATTTCGTTGACGCATCAGCGTTTTCGGGGTCGTGAATGTAGGTATAGCGGCGCGGCTGAAGGCCTTCTTCTTCGGCCAACTTACGCATCAGGCCGACAGACCTTAGATCGAAACAATTGCGGCCCGTTGCCTCGAAGCCTTGTTGAGGCGTCAATGGGAACTCCTTGCGGAAGACCGCCTTGTCTCCGTGGCAAGGGCCGTCAATATATTGCCTGCGCCAATTGAGCCGGGCTAGCAATTCGCGTTCAATCCACTTATCGCCCCATTTCTCGTAAGGCTCTGGATACCATTCGATCAATTGCTGTCTGATGATCTTCGATTCGGCAAGCTCGTTGCCGTATCTGGTCGGGACGCCTGACGCCTCCTCGGCTTCGCACAGTTCAAACGTAGCGCCTTCGGGCAGGGGCGCGCGGTACTCTTCCGATCCGACAGCGGGAAAGAAGACCGGACGCCAGCCGCTTCGTCCCTTTACGGCTTCGTCCCACATCTGAGCGATTTCGTTTAAGCCGTTCGGGGTCGTTTCGAGGATAACGATACTGCCGGGCAACATCGGTACGGCGTGGGCGAGCGAGCTGAGCAAGGTCTTGACGCTTACCTTCGGTTTCTGGTCGAGATAGAAGGCAGCTTCCGACAGGTGGACGTACTGAATTGTGTAGGACCGCCCGACCGAGACTTTCTTGCACGTAAAGAACATCATTCGGCTGTCCTGGCCCTTGCCAGGCTTTCGATCTCTACGCGTTCCACCGCGCGCCGTGGGATTGCCGAAGTGTACAAGGTTTTTGTTTTCGTTTTTGATCTGAGGGGTCAGAAGCGGGTCGGCCTCCTCCATCGCGGCCCTGACACGGCTCGAAAAGTTCGTTACGGATTCCAGGTCTTGAGTGATCGTCAAGGCGTTTCGGTTTGGCCGCAGGGTTATTAGCCAGTAGTAGAAAAAGAGGATTATGGTCGAGATGCCGCCCTGCCGGATCTTGTCTATCAAGAGCCTGACGGGCCTTTCGGCTGTCAGTTCTTCGAGGATTATTTCGAGCAGCCGAAGCTGAATCCGATTGAGAATAAAAGGAACAGAGCGCCCGTCCTTTGTTGTGATCATAATATTGACGGCGCAATAAACAGGGAAATCCCAGTCGCGCAGATCCGCAAAGCGCCGGTCAATGTAGGCGTCTCCTTCCTTCAGGTAGGCCTGATGCTCCCGCTCGATCCTCGCCGGATCGACGATCATCTTGATGCGGTCAACGGGAATGAGTTGTGGGCTTGTGGCGTTCATTTTAAGAAGTCACTAAGACGCTGGACGACATCGGCGGCAGCGTGGCCGTCCCACTTGGGCGCTCTCTCCATTTCGCGCCCGTGGCATAAATCCCAATACTTGTCAGGCACGTGATAGCTAATTGGCCCGCTCCCTAAATCCATGCCCGTAATAAACCATCCCTCAAACTCCGATCCGTCTTCGTGTTTGCGAGATTTCCATGCGCTGCTATATGCGCCTTTTTGCCTGTGCGATAGCGACTGAAACGCCAAAAAGTTCAAACAGCGATGGTCGTAAAGCTCATCGAAAGTATGATAACCGTCTGATACTTTGCCGGTTTCGCATTCGGGAACCGTAAGTGTACCCATTTAATCCTCGATTTCGCCCTCAATTACAGTTGATCGAATATCGAAAAGACCGCTCAAGTCGCCGGACTGTTCGCGCTTGCGTAGGTCCTCGAACGTTACGCGGACATCGTGTTGATGCTTTTGCTTCAGATCGCCGGTGATCTGCGCTATTACGCGCCAGGCGGTAAGCCGTTCGCGGTCCTTGCCCTTCGTGGCGATGGCTACCAGATCGGTTATGCCGGGGCCGTGAAGCGCCGCCGAGGCCTGAGCGAAGGTGATCTGTCGAATCTGGCCAATAAATGCCGGTTCGTTGATAAGCCAGACGGCATCAGAGACGGAAAGGCCCGCCTCGGCCGCGATCTCGATAATGCTCGTCGTTCTTGCGAGCGGAAACGCGACCGCGAGCAATAGCTTTTCGCGGGATTCCTGCGGGATTACGCGCTCAAGCGATTCATTCTTCATCGAAGTCAATCCATTTCGGGCCAACGTCGTACATTTGGTACGTTCTGACCACGCCGAGGCCGCTCAATAGCTTAGGGCCGAAGCCTTTTTTGCCGCTCAGCACCTCGCCAAGCATCTGCGCGCTGATGTCGAGCTTAGCGGCAAGGTCCGCGATATGCCTTTCACCGCTCCGTAGCTTCAAAAGGATGTCGCGGAGGCCGTTTTCGTCCACGGAAATAACGCGCTCCGGTGTATCAAGGGGAATCACTTCGGCGTTGTCGGGCCGATTTGCCCCGTTTCGAGATTTCTTTGTGCGTTTTTGACTCATTTCGCGCCAATAGTGGGGAAACTAATGCGCGTTGTCAAGGAATGGCTGGATTAAAAAGAAAAGGCCCGATCACTGGACCGGGCCGCTCAAGGTTGTGGGTAGAAAAAATCTAGCGGGATTCTACGCGGGATTCGATCCTGAATCAATTGGCGAATTGCCGCGCTTCAGCTCTGCGATTTGCCTTTTAAGCTCTTCGATTTCCGCTTGCTGCTTTTCGTCTATTTCTCGAAATTGAGCGATCCGAAAGGGGAGCCAGGCCAGCGCGGCGTTCCATGCGGTCACGAACACAACCGCAACCCGGTCCTGAAAAGCCGTTCCGGTTGCCACGTACTTTTCCCATGCGGCCTTAACTGGCCCCTGGATCATCTTCTCGTCAACCAGCATGGCCATCTTTCCCCTCCATTCCTACGGCCTTTAAACCTACTTCCTTCGACGCCCTGACGGCGCGCGGCCTCAGCGCCGTGAGTAGCTTCGTTACACGATAAATCTGCTCAAAGTCCTCGTTGTCCTGCGATACGAGGCCTCTGAGATACGTTCTCAGCGACGCGTATACTACTAACAGCTCATCAGCGTCGAAGCCAAGCGAGTAGATCACGACAGGCGAGAGCGCCGGGTCCATCTCGCCATCTCGTTGCTCTCTTGTTGTCCATCCGATTGCGGTTTCTTCAATGTCCATCGCCGGTGTCCTTTCGAATAATTTCAGACGTTTCGATTTCTCCGAACATGCGGTAAAGGTCTTTGACTAGGGCGGTCAGTCCTTCGACTTCGGCAAGCATTACGACCGGGAATAGCTTTTTAGCCCGCTCAAGTAGGGCCTCAACCTTGACTTCGACGGCCGAATAGCGCGGATCTGCGCCAGGTTGAAACGCTTCGCCGTGCGCCGCGTTTTTTAATTGCTTCAGTTTCATTATGAAGCCTAGTAGTACTTCGGTTGTAAAAGTGTCTTTGTTGTAGCTCATAGACTCCTTAAATGCGAAACGCGGCGGCAACGGTCCCCCAACCGACAAAGCCGCCGCGTTCGCTCGCGGTCCACGTTCACCCTGAGTAGTGGGCCGCTAAATCGGGACTACTCCCCGTTTCGCCCCGATGTTCCACGGACTGTTTTAAAAGCGCTTCGATCACGTCGAGCCGGCCGTGAAGATTTGCCACGTCGGCGCGCAGGCCTTCGGCGATCACGCTCAGCTTCCGGATCTCTTGAATTTCAGCCGATGGCCCTTCGATTCGTCGCGGTGGTTGTCTTGTTACTGGCATAAATCACCTAAAGAGAAATTGAATTGGCGGCGGGCAGACTCTCGCAGGGTCTACTTTCGCCCGCGTCCCAGACATTCAGGGACATTCACGTGATGTCGTCCGAATGCGGCTAGTAGCGATCTACCCTCACCCTCTGTTGTTTCGCCGCCAATTTTGGAAGTGAGCAAATACGCCCTGATAGCACGGCCCTTGCAGGCCCTGAATCACTCTCGGCCAATCGGCGCTTTCACGCAGGCAGTCCGTTTTGCTGTGGCCCGCTCACTGCAACTTGAAAGATCGAATAACCGGAAACGCGGCAACGTGTCTTAGTCGCGCCATCGCAGCAATCGCCGCCGCGCTCCGGTCCGTCAAGCTCCCTATCTTGACAGCCGCTTTATCTCACAGGCGAGAAAACTTGTCAATAGGCTTGCGCGGTTTTTATTTCAATGGTACATTGCGCGCATGAGATCGGCTGAGAACAAGGTAATAACAACGGCAGAATTCGCCGGCTTAATGAGCGTATCGTACCACTGCGTTATACGCTGGCTAAAGAAGGGAATAGTTCCCGGCGCCGTCAAGCGCAGTTTTGGCAAGGTCCACTACTGGGAGATTCCGATCGGCGCGCTGAAAATGAAGCGACCACAAGGCGGACGACCGCGAAAGGAGAACCGGAATGGGCGATAAGGAAGGAGATTTCTGCGGCTACAACACCGTATCAGGCGCATTTCATAAGCTGGGGTGTGCCGGCGAATGCGGCATGATGAATCCAGGCGAGTTGATAGAGCGGCGCAGGACAGAGCGCCGCAAAGCGGAAGCCGAAGCGCGAATCGCCGCACTTGAGGCACAGTTAGCTGATATGACGCTCTCAAACAGCTACCACGCCGAAGACGCCACAAAGCTACGGGCGCAGTTGGCCGACGCTGACAACCTCAACAAATCACTTGGCACGCAACTGCAGGAACGTGAGAGCCGCTGGCAGGCAAGAGCAGAGCAAGCCGAGAAGGAGCGCGACGAGGCGATTGCGAGGGCAGAGGGGGCGGAGTCGGAGCTGGTATCTGCGCGACTGGCAATGGAGCAGTATCTCCGCCAAAGAGATGAATGGATGCTCAGATGCGATAAAGCCGAAGCTCGCGCGGCGGATTTGGCGCGACTGTGTCAGAACTTAGTCAATGCGGTTGCCCGCACGCGTAAGGCCGATGATGCCGTTAGGCGCAATAGCGGACTGACAGCGGATTGGGACGAACATGAAGACGCCCACGCCAGTTTGATTATTTTCGAGAATGCCGCCCAAGCCGCGCTCAATCCCGACGCGCGGGAGGGAGGAGAAAGCGAATGAGCATTAAAACATCACGTGACATATCAGCGGCGGCAAAAGAAGATGGGGTCGGTCGGAACAATACTTATCAAGTCAAAGTATGCGAACTCGAAGCGGCGCTCGCTGAATATGACGCAATTCGCGCCGCGCTGGAACAGGTGGAATATGTTGCCATCGGGGCTGAGGGCATGGACGGTTTCAGCCATTGTCCGTGGTGTGAGCAGTTCAGTGACGAGCCGCATGCTAACGACTGCGTCCGTCAATCGGCGCTGAAAGGAGAAGAATGAAAACGCTACTCAAAATCATAATCACTCTGCTGGTGTTCGGTTCCGTCATCCTACTTGCCAATCTTGCGCGCGACTGTGACCACTTTGGCGGTGTTGAAGGCTGCGTCGGGACGACTAAGAAAAAAGGAGGTGGGGAGTGAGCAAGCGAACCAAAGAAATGCCGGTTGAATACGTGCTGACCTGCTCGTGCGGTAAGGGTCAGCGACTAGAATTGACAGCACGTGAGCAGCACGACGGCGACCTGAATCAAACTACGCAAATACTAGCCAACCTATTCGAGTATTTTCACGCGCAGCACGGTACGGTTGAGGGCGGTTTTGCGCTGTCCCAAGGCGAGGGAGAAAAGCAAAATGAAAAAGAAGGAAATTGATGCAATCGTCGAAGCTATCGCCAAGCGGTTTCGCTGCTTTGGCGGCGGCATAGTCAACCAGCCCCGTAATCCGGTCTCGCATTGGATGAAAAACGAGCCGTACCAGTTCGCGCTTGGCGTGGACGTGCGGGAGGTCGTTGAGTTTGCGGTAAGGCAGATGCGTCAAAGCGAGGGGGTGGGGAGTGAGTAAAAATCAAAGCTATGTTTGTACATTGCCTGACCC